TGATCGGGTGGGCCTATACTCCAGCTCCTTATAGACAACCAAGTCCTCTAGGTCTTCGTCGTCGTTTAATGGCCCTGAGCTCTCTAATGCACGGCCTTTCCATGGTGACACATTGGCTACTAACTCCATGAGCTCACGCTGATACACTACCTCTAAGGTGTCACCAGTCTGACTGGATGACAGCAACACCTGGTGTGTATCCTGCACCCATTCGCGGGTCTTCAAGCTCTTGATACCAATGAATGACTTCTGATTAATCAGCTCACCCATGAGCGGCACCACTACGCTAAACGGTATGATATGCTCTACTATGACATCACCCTGGTTGGCTACTATGGCGCCACTCTTCTTGCCTACTATGTAACGCCCATTGTCGGTGCCAGCCAACGTCCTGCAGAAGCCATTACCAGTCATGACCATCCACATAGCCACTAGCTCTTTGATATCCTCTAATGAGTCATTGTCAGCGCTATCCATGTCACGCAGCAGGATCTCACCCAGTTTGGCGGCGTCCTTGTCTGATTGCTCATTGCTGTTGGGCCACACACGAGCGGTGTAGCGCTTGTTTAAGACCAACGCCTTCATGGTACGGACAAAGTCCCGTATGATATTGCTGACTGGCGTAGGCACATCAATGCTTAATGGATAACGCCGACCGAAGCTGCTGGTAGACATATACCAGTCCAGCCACTGCTCACCCAGATAGTATAGGATATTCCGATACCAGGTGAGCTCTAACATGACCCTGGTGCTGTTGGGGACGTCATTGAATACGCGAGACATGTCGTCGCGGGCAGCGTCGTCATCCCACACAGCTACTGGTATTGGTGCTGCTACTGCTTTGGTATTGGTGTCTGCCATTGCTGCTCCTTATCATTACCCTACAGCCATATGTGGTCCTGTCTTGTCCTGGGCCTTATCAACCAGGGACTGCTCCATCTCACCTGCCTTTATGGCCAGCTCATTCTCTATCCTGGTGCGCTTCAGGTCCAGCTTATGATCCCTGGTCAGCTCATGGTACTCAGAGGCATTCTTAGCTATGAGCGCTGCACTGAGCTGCTTGACTACGCGGTCATGCCTGAGCCTGTCTAAGTAGCCTGCCACACCCTGATAGACCACGACCACTACCAGTATGATGAGTGGCACTACCTTATAGATGTTGTCCATTGTTGATGTGTCCATTACCATTACCTCCCGGTCATTGGTGGTTAATGTTAATGCATAGGCCTTAGTCATCCTTCATTGCGTCACGCATTGCTGCATGCCTGCGCTCACTGACTCCCATGTAGCTGGGCACTGCAGGCCGCTGATTCCTCTGCTTAGCTGCAGCCTTCCTGCGTGACTCTGCAGTCTTCCTGCGCTTATCAGCTTCCTTCCGCTGTGACTCTGCTTCATCTCTGCGCTTCTTGGCTGCATTGCGCCGTCTTAATACACCCTTCCAGAATCCTATAGTGTCGCCCATTGGTCATCTCCTCTGCCTATTGCATTAGATCATCCTTATCCTCTAGGTGCCGCTGTATCCACTCGCCTATGTCCATGTCGCCCATGCCGTCTATATTGCTGACATTCTTGAGTGCCTGCATCATGACCATGTGTTCATCCATGGCCATACGTGATGCTGCATCCAGCTTGGACCTATGTGCCTTGGCCTTGGCTGCTGCAGCTGCTGCGTCTAATGTATCCTCAGTGACGCCTACTGGCCTGGCCATGCATATGTGGCATGCTTCATCAAACGGGTGCAGCTCTTGGCCAGGCTCCAGGTACTCGGCAGTCAGCTCATCTACGCATAGGTCGGGTATGATACGAATGAATTGGCGGCAGGTCTTGTACACCACCAGCATAGGTAGCTCATTGAGGTCGTCAGGGACATCCAGCCTGGTCCTGAACTGCCTGATCTTGAGTGTCTGGCTGGGATCTCCACGATACATTTCTAAGCTGGTATGCTTACCATAGCGCTCCCGGACGTCTGGTCGGTCAGTGTATGTGGTGAACTCCTCAGCAGTGCTTGGTCCCTGCCCACCACCTTTATAGTCAGGCTTCTTACTCCAACAGTCAGGTCCGGCATACCGCAATACGCTACCACTGTCTAAACCCATGGCCTTCTCACGCTCTAGTATACCCTCAGCTAACTGCGGATCAGTGAGGCGTAGGCCTACATTAGGCGTCACCTTGTTCCAGCCGTACCATTCGGCAAACCTATATACACGGTTATCGCCGTCCACCCACCACCAGCCTATGCTGAATGGTGCGCCATAGCCCCAGTCAAATGTCATGTATACTGGTGCATGCTCAGGTATGGGCCATATAGGCTCTATGATGTGGCGGCTGGTGAACTTGAATGCCTGGCCTACAAACACATTCCAGAGGCCCATCAACCATGCTGCACGTAGGTTGGGGTCCTTAATAGACTCCAGGCGCTTACGATATCCTGGGTCCATCTGCTCTAGGATCTGGTTGTCGGCTAGTGTGCTGCGTATGAATGTGCGGGTGCTGCCATCCGGTAGCGTGTGGACTTCACTCTCAGCTACAGGTGACTCACCACCATCTACTTCAGGGATATACATGACCTTGATCTGAGATGAGCCAGCACCGCCAGGGTTGCCGGTGAGGAACATATGGCAGGGGACACCATGAGGTGAGCGGAGACAACCTTTAAGTAAGTCAACCAGTGGCCCTATGAATGGTATTGCGGGTGCTTCATCTATAGTGATCTCAGTGAACTGTTGGCCTTGGTAGTCCTCAGCCTGCTTTAGCATATGGATGGCGGCCAGCACCAAGACGGCGCCATTCTCCCAGCGCACATAGTTGACCTGATTCTCACCGCCAACGCGTTCGGCAGCCATGCCACTGGATATCATCTCATCTATGCGGCGCCTAACCTCGGCCAGGTCCTTATATTTGCGGCGTATGAGCAACCCATTCCAGTATGAGCTATAGCGTTCGGCGCCTGCGACATGCCTGCCTAATGCAGCATCAGTCTTGCCGCCACCTCGTGTACCGCCAAAGAATGTCTCATCACATGGACATATGGCTGCGGCTACCTGTGGGCCTTCCTGTGGTAGCCAGACCACTGCTGAGGTATATGGCTGCTCTATTGCTGCTGCTGCATTGGCGCCACCATTAGATGGTTGGAAAGTCATCAGTGCCGTCCTCCTCCAGTTCCAACAGTCGGACATTGTCTAGCATAGCGGCCTTGGCCTGTTCAGGATTGCTGACTACCTCAGCCTGTTGCACTCTACGACGCTCTTTGGCCTCCTTAACCTGGGCTTCCCACTCAGCTACAGTGTCTGGCATCTTAGGATATGCAACACCCAAACCTAAGCTGCCATATAGGTCAACGCCTACAGGCTGCCCAGCAACACCACCTACATTGACTGTAGACTCTCTGCCATAACCTCTGGCCTTGCCCTGGCGCTCCAGATAGAACTTAATATCAGCTGATACGCCACCATTTATATTGTTCTGTAGTTGGCATTCAGCGTTGTCCAGCCTAGCCTCATGCAGCCAGTTAACTTTGGTGTGGAATTCGTTGTCGGCCTTGAGCCATTTATAATACCACTGACGACTCACGCCAATGGTATTGCAGGCCTCAGATATGTGGCCGCCGTTGGAGCCCAGCACCAACAGAAACAGCTCTTTGCGCTCGGCAGCAGACAGCTCTATTTGGTGTGCGTTGGGCATGTGATATAGGAATCTCCTATAGCTGATATTGGTAAATCCGATAGTATGTTGATCAATGTAAACTACCACATATGGGGTTGTCAAGAGGTAAATGTAAACGGTGAGGTGTGGCGCATTGGTAAGATGACGGCAGAATAGCTAATAGTGGCACAATATCAGTAGGTTGCAGCTATCGGAAATTACGATATCAGGTATCGGATTAGCCTATATGTGAGATAGAATAGGTAGGATTGAGGCATAGTATGGTAAGATAGCCAGAGACAGGGAGACAGGGAGACACAGAGACAGGGAGACAAGATATATGAGGAGGTGGTAGGTGGTAGGAGGCCGTGGGTAAATGGTGAGTGGTAGCAGTGAGTTACAAACTAAATAACCGTGACCGATAATAATGGTTGACAAGGCAATATCAGAGATGATAGCATCGCGGTGGCAGTTCGGCAGGCGGGCGGTCG